AAAAAAATGGAAGTTGCTAAGACAGATGAACAAGCGGCATGGCTAGAATACTGGTCACGTCGTAATTGTATTGGCTCTAGTGATATTAAAAGCATTGTAGGGACATGTACTTTTCGTGGCCCGCATGATGTCCAGGTGTCCAAGAAGGGCGAAGAGAAGGATAACCCAAGCACCTATATGGAGGTGGGGCTTTTAATGGAAGAAGCTCTTGGTAAGATGGTGCATCGCAAGTTGCAGCAGCATGGTATTGACGTGGTGCTTAAGCCAGGAAAGACGTACACCGAGGAGATTGACGGTGTTCGATTTCGCGACACGCCCGACTTTATTGCGGTCGAATCAAATCGGCACAGTAAACCGCTATACTGCATTGAGACAAAGCTAGGCTACCGGGCAGACCGCGAGCTATACGGCGACGAGTGGAGCGATGATGTGCATCCTGGCTACCGCGATCAGTGCATTTGGCACTGCGGTATGACGAAATCTCCAGCCTGCATTCTGGCTGTCCACTTTAGCAGCACCGACTTCCCTGAGATTTATGTGGTGAATGCCGACCCCGAGCGGTTCGATTATCTCGTAAAGTCCGGCATCGAGTTTTGGAAGCGGTACGTTGATGGCGACGAGATGCCGCCGTCAGACCCAACCGATGGGTGCCGTAAGAATCTTGCCCGTTTGGCGCAGGCCCATCATCAGATGATTGATTGCACTGATGAGCAGGTTGAGCTGGCCAAAGAGTTGAAGAAGCTCGGGCCACAAATCAAGGAATTAACTAAGCGCAAAAAGGAGATTGAAAACTCCTTTATTGAGGATATCGGTGAGTATCGCGGAATAGACTTTTGCGACGGCGCGAAGTTTACATTCGGAGCAGATAAGAACGGGAAGCGCCGAGTTAGCGCCAGCTTTAAGAATTTGGAGGATTAAGATGAGTGAGATGCTACCTGTAGAATTGGCGATGATGATGAACAACGTGGCCGCACTGAGCCCCGAAGAGCGCCTCCAGTTGGTGAAGCGCCTTTGTGAGACGTTGCGGTTGAATCCATTAACCAACCCCTTTCAGTACATAAAGCTGAACGGTCGGCTTACGCTGTATGCGACAAAGGGCTGCACTGACCAACTGCGGCGTGTTCATGGTGTTTCTATTGAGATGCTCGACCACACAGTAAAGGATGGGAAAATCAGGACACACGTTCGGGCTACAATTCCAGACGAGCGGCAGCCTTCCGGTGTTCGCATGGACGAAGACATTGGCACTGTGTTTTTGGGCAAAGGCAACGACGCCTTGAATAATGAGATGAAGGCCATCACAAAGGCAAAGCGCCGCGTTACTTTGGCAATTTGCGGTCTTGGCTTGTTGGATGAAAGCGAGCTTGAAACCATTCCAAGGGAGAGCATACAGCAGGTAGAGGCTCCGGCAGAAGTCAAGGCGGTCTTGATGCCACCGAAGAAGGAAGAGAAGCCTAAACCTAAGCCTAAGAAAAAGAAGGCGAGAACGCCAGCGGCAAACAAGAAAAGTTTTGTAGGTGCGGCAAAGGCTTTTGCAGAACACGGTGTAACAGAAGAGCAGCTTCTTGGTTTCCTCGGCATCGAGGCCCCTGTGCAATTCACCGAGCCGCTGGCGGAAAAACTACGTGAGGCTTATCCGGTAGTTGCACGCGGCCAGTACCCCAAGGGCTTGGAGCCTCCTATGGTTACTTGCTCCGCTGAAGTCCCAGCGCCCCCCGGCCAGGACATGGCAGGAGTTGAGTGATGCTTGGATGGGCACTCTGGTTTGCACATAACGGGTGGCCAATATTCCCGGCGCATGGGATTGTTGACAGTTCGTGTACGTGCCGCCGTGGACCGGAGTGCTCATCTCCCGGCAAACATCCAGACACTCGTCGAGGGTGGAAGGATGCAAGCTTGGATCCAGAACAAATTAAGGCGTGGTGCGCACGCAATGCGCACCTTAACCTTGCTCTTGCTTGTGGGAACATTACAGTCTTGGACATAGACGGCGAGAAAGGCCGTCAGAGCCTCGAAAGCCTTCTGGATAAAGATAGGGCTGCATATCTTAGAACGACGCCCAGAGCCCGCACGGGAGGCGGTGGGTGGCACCTTTTCTTTCAAGGTGTGGACGTGAAAAACTTGGTTGGGATGAAACCAGGTCTTGATATTAGAAGCCGAGGCGGGCATGTCATTCTCCCGCCGTCGATGCACATATCCGGTAAGCGATACGCTTTTGACCGGTGCCCCACAAAGTTTAAATTGCAGAAGTTTCCGAAGTGGCTGCTTAAGATTGCCAAGGACGACAAGCCACGCATTCAGACAGTCGCATCATCAAGCGCCGAGCCGGTAGATATCAATAACATCCCGGCCATCCCAGAATACCGCAACAACACGCTAACGTCTCTATGCGGTAAGCTCTTCAAGCGAGGGCACACAGTCGAAGAAGTTTCGGCCATCTTATTGGCCATTAACAGCAACAAATGCCAGCCGCCTCTAGGCACGGCAGAAGTGGAACGAATCGTTTGGTCCGTTTCGCGGTATCATTAGGAGCTAACAATGAGCAGAACTGACAGACACAATGAAATGAATCCCGACATGAGATCTTTTGGATCCAAGGGAACAAGTTCTATTAACCCGCATGATGAAGCAGACCGGAAGTATCAAGATGAGCAGGATGAAATTCGCAGCAATGCAGATGAGCCCGATTATGACAATGATAGCGAAGATGAAGATGATGACGACATGACTGAAGACGACATGCACGCTTCGATGTGGCAACCGGGAGAGTAGTTAAAGAAAAAGGGGCCAAGGTTTTAACGCCTTGGCCCCTTCGAGCTAACCCAACCGCACCAAGACGGTGCTGAAGGACATTAATATTTTACCATTCGATTGATGGGGATGTCAATGTCTGATGAACACCGCGATAGGATTATGAAGGCGATAGGTAACTTTTATGCAAAAAGCGAGAAAAACAGGGACAGCTTGCAAGAAGCCTGGAAGGGTGCGGGTCCAAAAAAGAAACGACGGGCAAAGTCAGATATCCCAACCGAACGAGAAGAGCAGGTTAAACTTGCCAAGTACCTCGACAGTCTCGGATTGCTCTGGTGTCACGTCCCAAACGAAGGGCACGGCGGATACGGAAAAGGCGCACAAATTAAAGGAGCCAGGCTTAGGGCAGAAGGTCTTAAGTCGGGCGTTCCCGACGTGCTCATCTTCAATCAGTGTTCGGTCTTCGAGGACAAAGAAGAACTACACCGTGCCGGTTGTGCGATTGAACTCAAGCGTCAAAAAGGCGGGCGGGTGAGTGAATCCCAAAAGGAATGGCTCGCGGGCCTGCGCCGTGCGGGTTGGGTTGCAGAAGTTTGTAATGGTTTTGAAGAAGCGCAAAAATTAATCAAGGAGTTAGGTTATGAAGAAAGCAACACCGAACAAAGGCGTGAAGAGACTCCGCCAGTACATGAAGAAGAACGACAAAAACCAAAATGAGATTAGTTATATGGTGGACACTAATCCGCAGCACTTGTGCCGGATTTTAGCGGGAAGATATAAGCCGAGCTTAGAGCTTGCGGTAAAGTTTCAGGAGCTTTGTAGCATTCCGCCAAAAGCTTGGATTACTGACGTTGACTAGAATGGAGTGGAGTTGTAATCACTCCACTCACTTTTTACTTTAACCAGCAGGTTGAAGGCAGTGCCGCCGGTAACTCTCCGGGGCTTGTAGCCGTGCAGGCGCAGCTTTTTAGCCAGCGACTTATTGCTTCCGTGCTTTCTTCCGGTAGACAAACAGAACTCTTTAAAATCGTCATAGATGTCGGCCAGTGGACTTTCACCGGGACCGCAGCACGACAAGATAAAATCTTTTACAGGGTCGCTGTCTTGGTGCCACTGCTCAATAAGATTAGTATGCGATGCTGGCAGCGTGTACTCACCGCGCCGTAACAACTTCGATGCGCCCTCTAGCGCCCAGTAGACGATAGCAGGACGCTCTTTGTCGATGTCGCCCATGATGTCGGTTTGACTTCTGCGTTCAAGCGCATAGTCATTTGTAAAGCTTCGATTGAATGACAAGACAAGAAAGCGCCGGAAGAATCCCGAGCTTGTGTCAGGAATGCTTGGCAGATTGTTGGCAGAGAATAGGTGTGAAGCTCTTGGAGTAAATGTAAAAGGCGGTTGATAGATGATACGCCCTGAGATTCTATCGCCAGCAATGACCGACTTAAACATATCAGAAGCTTCAAGCGCCTTGTACTCGGGAAGCTCTGCAACAACATTCAGGCGGCTGTCGCGCAACGTTGCAATCGTGTAATCGCTGTCCCATTGCTTAGGGCTTGCGCTGGTTACCTGCTCGTCTGGAAAAAGAGATTCGATGGCTCGACACAGCACGCTCTTGCCGTTCCCCCCGGCACCGAGAAAAAGACTCGCCCTTGCGAAATCAACGCCTTTGCCGATTAGCGCACAACCTACCCATTCCCGAAGTGCTTCGATTTTATCCTCTTTGTCAGCGTCATTCTTCCAGAGGGAATCAAGAAACTGGAGCCACTTGACGGGCCTGTCCTGACTGAGTTCAAAGTCATAGGACCAGGTGCATAAGTTATCCGGCGAGTGTTCTAAAAGCTCGCAGCCGTTTTCGTCTACCGTCCAGAACCCATCGAGAGCAGCGACGCCTGCCGGTACTTCATCAAGCATTCCGTCATGCTTTTTGTCATGAATAAGTAGAGTCGTTTCTGCAATCGACTTGGCTTTTGTTAGGTTGACAGTCAGGCGCTTCGGCTTTTCGCCAGGGAGCCATAAGCCATCGAACAAGAGCGACATGCTGATTAGGTCGTTGTGCTTAACGCGGTCCCAATAGATACCGTTAAAAAGAAAGAGCGAACCATCCGAGCTTATCGCTTTGAATTGTTCATCCTTGTTTTCGAGTGTCTCAATTAGAATCTTAGCAAGTACGGGATCAGACCCGCAGTCAGGTTCGAGGCCCTCAATAGAGTCCTCGACATAATAGGTTAGCTCATTCATTAAATTTTCCCCAGCGCCGCGCAGCGCCCCACATTGAAATTGAGTTATTACGTTATAAGAATTTGACGGAAGCGTAAACTATTGAACCGTGTTAATCGTCAAGGCTCCAATCATCTCGTCATTTTCTCCATAGATTTCAACGAGATTCTGAACGTCATTAAGGCCGAAGCCCTCGATGTACCCGTACCTTGCTGCTTCGGCTGCTCCCTTGTACCCAAAAAATGCATCAATGGCCGGGAAGTCCTCAAACGACGGGAAGGCAACCAAGCGTGGGTCGCCTGACATGGCTTCGGCGTGATTGACGCCGACTAACTCCAGGCGGCTTGCGTCGGTGCGTTCAAACATGAATGTGACCCGAGAGGCTTCGCGGTCGTACAAGAATGTGCGCTTGCTCCATTCCATCCTGATGTTAATGGTGTCGACGTGCCGCGTCAGGCATGAAGTACATTCCCAAACCTCTTGGCGTGGGCTCGGGTAGTATCCCCTCGATATCTCACAGGGCTCGACAAGCATCAGGTCACTGTTATCGCAGGCCCTACACGTCATGTTTAGCTGCCAAGCTTTATATTCTTCGCCGGTTAGCTCTGTCATGATTCTTCGACCCCTATGCGCTCATTTTCAAATTGCTCTAGCGCCTCAATAGAAACCCTTAAAGCTCGACCGAGCCGCAGCGAAGGCAGGTCGCCGCTTGCGATAATCCTCCGAACGTGCGCCTTGGAAACGTTCCAGTGTTCTGCAATTTCCTCGACAGTAACAAACTTCTTCATATCAGCTCTCTTTCTTTGGTAGGGTCCAATCAACCCATTGCTTAACAAACCCGCCATCTGACGGGCTCCAGTATCTAATTTGAATCCGGTCACCTGATACGCTGGTATCAATCCATTCAACATCTCCGTAGATAGGATGTGAAATTGTCGTGGTCTTATTTTGAATTCTGCCTCTCATGTTCACCTCAATCAATAAAGCAGCCGTCGAGCGGCTTGCCGTTGGAGTCCACAGGGAGCCCATGCTCACCTGAATCAAAAGCCAGGTCCCCATCGGTCCAAGCTTTTTGGGTGGCGTCGTACTTGAGTGCATACCCGTCCGATGTCCCGAATACTCGCGTGGCTGGTTTCATCGTGGGACCGTAAACGTCAGACCTATCCTTAATGACCAGAACAGCCCCCGGCCCGTTAAGTTCGGGGTCGGCGGCGATAAAGACCTGAGTACCATCATCCAGAACAAGGACAAGAGAAGCACAGCGCCAGTCATGCCGCCCGCGTTCTTCGTCTGTTTGATATCGAACCCGCGTGATTGTTTTACCTTCAAGGCTGCCCTTTGCGGCGGGGTTCTCAAATTCGTCCTGGTGGTTTTGGTAGATTGCGTCTAGGTAGTTCATGACCCGCCCCCTTGACCCGAAAGGGCCTCTTGAAGTTTTAGCCTTGCATGGCCTCGGTTGAGATGGTCAACAAAGCACCAGCTAATTCTAGATTCTGCCATCCAGGTGATGGCTAGGCGCTTAAATTCTTCTTGCATTGATTTGTCCTCAGTAAAAAGTTAGCTCTCGAATATATTAACCCGCGTTTGCGGTTGGCGTCAAGTCCTGAATGGGCGATAGGGTTGCCTCAAGTGGCAGAAGTCGCAAAGGGACACCCCCTTTGAATCCCTATAAAGCGTGTGGGACCCACACGAATCGCAACCAAACACATCGTTTTGACCTGACCTGTAAATGACCTCCCATATCTTTTGAGTCATGCCCCTTATTGACGGGGCTTTTCTTAGTCGCCCTGAGCAACGTAATTCTTTTTTTTCGTTATGAGTGTAAACGTTAGACATTGATTTCTCCTGAATGGGTTAGCTCTAAAGTTGATTAATAAGCCGGTGGTACAAAAAATCACTGTAAAGACAAAATGAATTATCAGTGAAATCTAGAAACACCGCGAGATTACGAGAGTTCTCGGGCGACAACACGGGGTCAGTATAGTCTCCAAGATAAGCCTCTTTTACTGTTTTTGTTGGGCCACCGATTGAAAGCCGGACAGGGTGGCCGACAAGACGCTGCGCCGCTTCCAGTTCGTTCATTAGTTCAGGGGTGATGTGCTCGATGTGGTTTTCGGTTGTTTTAATCATAGTTTTCTCCTGAATGGGTTAGTCCTGGCTAAGATTTGAATGAATGACCCGACTGATAAACTTGCGCCGGGATAGGTAATCAACCATTTGCTGCTCAGATTCGTGACACAACGGTGCCCCATAGTGGTCCCATTGAGAGTAAAGGACCCCGGCGAACTTGCGAACTAAAGAAAAAACAGTTTGCCTACACTGGGTCTGTACTGCGTCCGATACCTCGGAGTTGTGCGTGCAGTGAACCAGGAGACGCTCTTCCATAACTTCAGTATTCAGGGCATTAGCTTCGAGTTGTTGCTCGTGAATTTTCTCTAATGCGTAAACATCCTGAAATACATAAGAAGGCAAGCGTTCGATATGGTCGCTTGGATATTGGTAGTTTAAAAAATCGCCAAAATTCGCAATTAACTTAAAACCGGTTGAATGGTCAAATATTTCTACCCCGGTCCCGTATAAATTGGGCTTGCGGGCCTCGTATCTCTTTTTTCTTGGCATAATTTTCTCCTTAGTTTCTGAGTTGACCTGAAAACCAGTTTAAGAAATTGATATCTTCGGATAGCTCGCCCTTAATGTGGACGGATAGCGTCCTATCTTCACCGGTTGCCCAGTCGGTTGTTTCAGGGTGGCTCGAAAACCAGCAACCTGAATGGACCACACTTGAACTACATTCAGTAATTCCAAGATTACGGCAAGTGTCTAGAATTGATTCGAGGTCGTCAGTCACCTCATAATCGCCTGGATTCTTCTTAATGTCGGCCATTGTTTCATCGTCCCGGGTCGAATATTCCCACGGGTGAAGATAAAAACCGGTGTCGGAATGGTCGCCGTGCTCGGCTGATTCGTGGGTTGTCTTTGAATAGGTGAACGAAACAGTGACCTGTTTTTCTAAGTTGTACATGTTTTCTCCTAATTTGGGTTAGCTCTAAGCCCAGTTGATAACCGCGATGGTTACATCGTCCTGAATTGTCACATTGACGGTAAACATATCCAATATATCTGCCCTCAGTTCTTCCCCTGCCTTAACGTGATTAAGGACGGTTTTTCTGATTAACGGCAGCACGTCGGAGCCGGTATTGTTTACAATGCGGATTTTCATAATTTTCTCCTGAATGGGTTAGCTCAACTCATTACGCAGGCCCGCCAGCATGAACTGACGGGGCTGGTAAGGGGTTTAGAGTTCTTTGTCGCGGTCCGCGCAGTCAATAATGAGGACACCGTAGTCCTCATTGCATCCGACAACGTGCCAGCCTTCTGAAATCAGGTAATCCGCAGCGCCCCCGCCAGCGGTGGTATAGCCGTAATGGAATGAAATGGTCTTGGTTGAATGATTGCGCTTATCGGTCAGTTTGATTCGAGCGCCCTTGTAGTTTGTCGGCCCTAAAAACTTGAACCCGATAATCCGAGTGTTAATTGCAAGCCGCTGCATTTGCTGTTTCTTTGTGTCGCTCATATCAAACCCCTTTCATGGGCGATGCCCCGAATAATAGTTTTAAGCTTAGCGCCAACATTACCCAGAGGCTTTAGACCTTTGGCGTGCGGCAACCCAAGAGCAACGAAGACAGCGCTAATGTTTTGGCACTTGTTCATATACGATGTCCACTTGCGTGCCCCGTACTTCGCTTCGAGTGCTTTGTAGTTGGAGTTCTTACCGATTTTAGTACCAGCGCGGTCAGCTTCGATAAATCGGAAGTAAAGATTGATTGTGTCCCGCAATTCGGAATCACTGTACTGAGTTGGTTTTGTCATTACTTCACCCCGCCATCGATAAACCCCAGATAGAGCCCAAGTGTTGCTTTCTCCTGACAATCACAGCCGGGGGCCTCGCAGGTCTTACTTGGCTCCACATTGAACTTAATTGAGCGCGGAGACAGGTAAGCAAAACCAAGCGGCGCAACGTCGTCTAGGAAAGCGTCCATCTCTTCAATAATTTCAGGGGTCGCCCAATCTTCGTTTGCCAGAAGGTGATATGTTTCGTCAGATTTGCGGTCAGGTCGAGCAAGAATCTCGCTTAAGTCGCGACAGTCCCAGCACAGGGTGAAAGCGTAGGTTTTCATGTAGATTGTCCTCAAATGGTTAAAAGGTTAGCTCATGTAGATGATACATATTTATGATGCTTACGTCAACGTTTGCTGCATATTTGATACATTTATCTACAGGGCGAAATGTAGCAACACTGTAGGAAATGCAGGAGAATGGCGGAGATTTTAGCTAACTACATGGCCTAAGTGGTTAGAATTAAACAGCAAAGCATGGGTTTATGTAGGTATGTAGCAAATATATCTCAAAACTATATATTTTTTATAAACCTTGTAAGTACCTGATAGTAGGTAGCGTATATATATAAGTTCAGGACGTCCTACATTTGATGCATTTGATACAGTCGGAAAAAAAA